GTCAAGTATTGCCTTTTGGGCATCTTGAAAAACTGCCCCCGATACGTTGGTAAAGGTTAACAGGTTGGCGGTTACCCCGCTTAATATGTCGTTGTCGTCGTAGGTGGTTATTGATTGCAACCCACTGGCTATTTTTTTAAGCTCCATGGTGGTATAGCCTGCCGCTTGGCCCGTGCTTTTTACGGCGGTGGCTACTTTGGTTTCGGCTTGTATTAACCCGTCGGCGGCCATTAGTGCTTTTATGCTGGCTGCCCCTACGGCGGCAATGGCACCGGCGGCAATTCCGGCGCCCATGGCTAATTTACCAAAGCCACCGCCGGAACCCCCCTTATTTGCTTTTGAGTTAAATTTATCGAAACTACCCGATGCCGATTTCATACCGGCGTTGAACTTGGTAACGTCGGACTTTAAAACTGCTATTAAACTAAATTGCTTCTCGGCCATGTTTGCTTAGTTTTTCGGCCAACTTAATGGCTTGTTGTTCATCAAATTCAAATTCCTCGGCGCTGGGTAGTTCTATTTCTTTTATGTCGCCCGGTAGTGGCCAAAACTCGTTTATTGATACCTTTTTTGGCTTTCCGTTGGCATCGGTAAAACCCATGGCGGCTACGCTGTAATAACATATTGCCCTGGTTTGCCGCATTTGGTTTAAATCCTGCTCGTTTAGTTCCTCCAATACTGCCATTATTTCGTTTACATCCATTTCAAATAAGGCGTATTCGGGCGGCACATGTGCGCGGCCAATCAGTAACCCATATATTTTTATGGGGTCAATGGATTGGCCGCCTTCACGTTTCCCGCTTCGGGGGTCTCCGTTGGCGCTCCTTCAATGGTCATTAAATCGGCAAACTGCATGATAATGGTCATCGGGGCCGCGTCTAAAAATTCGGCGTAGCTTAGTTTGTATGTTTTGTTGTTGGCTTTAAGTATGCAATGCAAAACTTTGTAGCTGTTTTCCTCCTCGTTAAAATCGAGGTCCTCAATGTTTTGCCTTATTTCTTTTTTTACCTCTAACCGGCTGGCTAAATTTAGCTTTGCGGTGTATTCTTTGTTGTTTAATGTTACTGTTACTGTTTTCATTTTGCTTCGTGTTTTGTTGGTTTTATTATGTTTCCATTGTTTGGTCGGCAGCGGCTATGGTTCCGTAGGTTGGTTTGCCGTCGGCTTCGTAGCTTACTGAATAGGTGGCTTTGCCCTCTAAACTGCCCGTTTTTTCGACGCTGGTTATCATTACGGTGGCCAATATGGTTTGGCTGCTTGCTAAGAATAGATCGCCATCCAATCCATCGGTGCCAATGGTGTTGGTGGTACTTAGTGCGGTACTGTTGGTATAAACTAAGTATAGCTTTACCTTTTTACCGGTGTCCTGGGCTAACTGCAATTCGTCGGGGCCAATGTTTGGGGTGGCGTTAAAAAATAACAATCCGCTTATGCTGCCGGATAGTTCGCCCATGCCGTAGTCTTTGCCCTTGTAATTGCCGTCGTCTTTGGTGGTGGTTTCGTCGGCGGCCCGTGTGGTTGACAGTGAATGTTCGGTTGCTTTTCCAACCGGTTTGTAATGCCCTGTAAAATTGCCCGCGCCTGCGGTGGGTTCAATTTCGGCTATTACGGTTACATCTCTTCCTCTAATTATCATGGCTTTAAATTATTAAGTTGCTGGTACTGCTGCGTAAGTTGGTGCGCCGTCGGCTTCGTAGCTTATGGAATAGGTGGCTTTGCCCTCTAAACTGCCCGATTTTTCGACGCTGGTTATTACCGCATTTAGGGTAATCATTTGGGTGGCTGTTTCAAAGTTGGCCACGCCGTCAACGTTGGCATTGGCAATGCCTGTTGCTGGGTTTAATGGTGCTGCGGTGCTTTTTACATAAATGAAAATTAATTTCACTTTTTTACCGGCATCTTGTGCGCTTTGGAATTCGTCGGGTCCGATGGTGCTTGCCTGGTAAAATAACAAACCGCTTAGGCTTCCGCTTACTTCGCCCATGCCGTAGTCTTTTCCCTTGTAATTGCCGTCGTCTTTGGTGGTGGTTTCGTCGGCGGCCCGTGTGGTTGACAGTGAATGTTCGGTTGCTTTGCCTATGGGTTTGAATGTGCCTGAATAGGTGCCGGCATCGGCTGCGGTTTCAAAATCGGCCAGTACTGTTACGTTTTTTCCTCTGATTATCATGGCTTTAATTTTTAGGTTTTATTGTGATTGAATGTAAATTCCATTTCTTTTAAAAATAGTTCCTCGGGGTCGAAATAGTCGTCAAGTATTTCGTTGCATGTACTGGCATAAATGGTGGTGCTGTTGTAAGTACCTGTTATCAGTTCCAATGCCTCTATTACTTGTGCGGCTATTAATCCGGCGGCCTTGTATTGTTTCTCGGTAATTAAAATGCTTACGGTGCTATCGTGGTCCTCGGCTCCGTCTTTGCTATAATCGGGGCGGGTTTTTATCTCGAAAACCACATAGGGCGCTTTTATATCCTGGGGTACTATTACCGGATATATTTTAGTACCTACCAAGGCGGTTAACCCTGTGTGGCTGCTTAATAAATTGTATATGGCCTCGCCTATCATGTTAACTAACTTTTGCTTGTTTCTTTAAATTGCGTTGTACTAACCGGTTTAACGATTCTATTAATTCGCCCCTCATGTTTTGTATCATTCCGGGGGTTTCTTTTTGTAAGGCATCGCTCCAAATGTTTAAGGCGGGCATTGTGCCGGTACTTACTTTTCCATTTTTTGTTTTTCGATACCTTTTTACCGTTCCTGAATCCACTAAATGGCCGTGGAATCCTTTAAACCCTCCAAACCTGCGCGACCCCACCAATAATGCCGGCTTTTTCGACCGCATGGGCTTCATTCCAAAACTCTTATCGAGTGAACTGCCTTTACTGGCACTTTTGCGGCGGCTGCGTAATAGTTGGCGGGCAGTATCAATTAACGGTTTACCCGCTTTCCGGTATGCCGATAACATTACACTTTTTTGCTGGCCAAAGGTTAATGTTTTGTGGAAAAAGTTGTTTAATTCTTCTTCGCCATACAAATCCATGGTTAACCCGTCGCGTACCTGTGCCATTACCTTTTGTTTATTCGGGCACCGTGTAAAAACAGGGTGTCGCGGTTTATTTTTTCAATGAACTTAATGTCGTAGCTTTCGCCGTTGTGTATTACTATCATGGTGTCGGTTATGTTGGCATCGTACCGTACCTGAAACCTTACTTTTACTTCGGCGGTGCGCTGGTCGGTGGTGGTGCTTTCGGCTCCGGTGTCGTATTTTACCCCCGCCCATGCGTTTTTATATGTTGTTTCGGTTCGCACACTGTCGCCCGTGGTGTCGCGGGTGGTGCTTACCTGCTTTATTTCAATTCTATATTTTAGTAAACTGGCTATCATTTAGCGCGGTATTACGTATGCGTTTAACGACCTTTGTTTTAATTCGCTGCGGTCAACTTGGTAGGTGTATTGGCTCCGGTCGGTGTCGTACCCGTCGGATGCTTCTACTATGATCCACTTTTTAACGTTGGGCGGAAATTCGCTGCCTTCGTCGTAGCCGGCATAAAATAATACTTCTAATTCGTCGGCGGTTTGGGTGGTGGTAAAGTATATTTCGAAATAAGTAGCGCGTTTTAATACCTGGTAATCGGTTGTTTCGGTTAGGGTGGTAAAACTTGCGCCGTTGGTGGTGCTCTTTCTAATGCTTTTCATGCTTAAATAGGGGGCCACGTCAATTTTTAGGCTGTCGCTGCTGAAATTATAAGCGTAAAACCGTACTTCGCTTTTAGCAAATATGCGCCCGCAATATGTTTCGGCAGCATCGCGGGCGGCTTCAATCAACCCCTCAATGGTTGTATCGTCGTCGTGCGCTACGGCTGGTTCATCAAAACGTAAGTTGCGTTTTACTTCTTCAATGCTAACCGGGGCGTTAATTGCCTTTTTGGTTAGTGCCTCGGTAAAATATTGGCCATTAAATTTGCTCATGGTGTTTTTATTAAGCGGTTTTATAAAAAGCGGGTACATACATACCCGCTTTTTTATGGGTTAACTAAATGTTAGGTTCCTGAATCAAGGTCAATTGATTTCACTAATGCGTTGGCATCGCGTACCACTGCATCGGCAATTTTATTTAAGGTAATCTCAACACGGGCGGCTTTTTTAGCTGCGTAAGGGTCAACAATCATTTCCAAAGCGCCCCATTCTCCTACTACTACCTTGCTCCAATCGCCATAAATAACGAATTGTTTTGCTGCGGTGTCGTCGAATAGGCTTGAGTAATATACTGGTACCCCTTCGTAAGTTAAACCGATGTTGTTTTCTTTGAATGTAAACATGCGGATACCTGATCCGGTATCAACTAAAACGGCTTTTCCGGTGTAAAAACTACCTGGGTCCATTGCAAAACCGATGTTGCCATCCACATCCAATGCGGCCATTAACAAGTTTAATCCGGCTACGGTTAATGCGGTGGAACCCACTTCAGTTGCTCCGGCTAATGCCACGGTGTAAACTTTTGCGGTAATTGCACGTTCGCAGGCACGTTCCATATCGCCCAAAATAGCGGAATGAACCCCGGCATTTTGTGAGTGAATCAAATCCATATCCCAGCTATCGGTAATTCCGAAACGCTCAGGAATTAAAGTAACTGCGGTGGGGTTGGTTGCACTGTTGGCAATGTCTGTACCAACTGCGGTGTTGGCTGCTACCAAAGGAGCCTGGTAGTTAAGTTTCAACTGGCCTTGTAAGCCGCGCATCATGGTAACCCCCATTAACTCGTGTAATGGTTTTTTACCGATAATGCTTAACGATGGGTCAACCCGTACATCCAAAATACTGGCGTGGGTACTTACTGTGTTTTCGTTGGCACGGTAGTTTTTAGGTATTAAAATACCGGTAGTTTTTAACGTGCGGCTTAATTCCTCGTGGAATTCCAATTCGCGGCCCGACAATTTACCACTTACCGCCTCGCGGATGGCTTTTGAAATGTCGTAGCGTTTTTCCTCGCGTTGCATTTCGGTTTGTTTGGGGTTGGTGTTGCTTGCCACTTGCAAAAGCCTCTTTGCAAAAGCCTCTGAACGTTCAATTTCACTGTCCAAAGTTTGGCAATCTCTTTCGAGTGTGTCAAATTCGGATGTTTCTTCGGGGTTTAACTCCCTTTTTGCTGTTTCCGCGCCAGCGGATATGGCGTTCATTCGCTCAATTTTGGCAGCGCGTTCTTGTTTTAATTCAACAATTGTTTTCATTTTACTAATGTTAGGTTTAACTTATTTATTCCACGCGCTGGGCGCGGGTGTCTTACTTTTTTTGGTTTTTTAACAGGGCGGCCCTATATGTGTTAAACTCGCCCAGGGCCTCAACCTTTTTTATTAATACGGCCACTTTTTTAATGGCTTCGTTGGCGGCATTAATTTTAAAAGCGGCTTTGGCAGTGGTTAACTCTGTTACTGCTTTTTCATATTCCAGGGTGTAGGCGCTTTTTCCTTTTTTTGGTGCCGTTTCGGTGGCTTCGTCAACCGGTGGCTTTTGTTTTGGTGCTGTCATGGTGCTATTTTTTAAGTTTTAAAATGCGTAATTTGCGTTTGTATGCTGCCAAATTTGAGTATTCGCCCAGGTGTTGGCTTATTTCATATTCCTGATATTCGCGGGCGGCTATGTCGGTGTTGCTGAATGCACCATCGGTTACTATGGAAACATCGAAAAGGCCATCCACTTTGCTTATACTGCGCACTGGGATGCCGTCCTCGGCCTCGCTCCATTTAATGTTTTCGCGGGTTACGGTGTAAATAAATGAACTTTCGTAAAAGTCGCCGCGCTCTACTTGCACCACGGTATCTTTACCCAGTTGGGTATCGGGTACGTCAATTTCGTAGCGTAGTCCTTTTTCGTCGCTGGTTAGCCTCAACGTGCCAGAAATGTTACGGCCTAACATTAAATCGCGCTTGTGGTTTACGGTGGCCAATACGTTTAATTCGGTGGCCCTTAACACTTCATCAAAGGCGCCCGGCTCAATTACTTCGTAAAATACCTGCCCGCGTTCAAATATTAGTTT